TCGCCGGCAAGCGCTTCCATGTGCCTGACGGCAGTTGGACGAAGGATGAACTGCGCCGCGCGCTCGAAGAGATGCGGGGCAAGGTCTACTTCTACGACAACTTCGGCCAGACCGATTGGGAACTGGTGAAGGGGCACATCCGCTACATGGCGGCGAGCCTCGGTGTCCGCGTCTTCTACCTCGACCACCTCACGGCCCTGTCGGAGGACAATGAGGAGCTGGGCACGATCATGAAGGAACTGGCGGGCATCGCCAACGAACTTCAGGTCATCATCACCTTCGTCAGCCACCTCGCGACCCCCGATGGGAAACCTCACGAGGAAGGCGGGCGTGTCATGATCCGGCACTTCCGGGGCTCCCGATCGATCGGCTTCTGGTCGTTCTTCATGTTCGGCCTGGAGCGCGATCAGCAGCACGAAGACCCACAGATCGCCTCGACCACCATCTTCCGTATCCTCAAGGATCGCTTCACCGGCAACGCCACTGGCAAGACCATCCTGCTCGGCTTCGAGGCTGAGACAGGCCGGCTGAAAGTCCGCGACGACGATCCCTTCAAAGACAAGGACGCAAAAGAGCATGGCTTCAGCAATGAGGCTGACGACGAACTGCCTTTCTGAGGCCCTGTCATTCGTGATGGCAGGCCTCCTGATCCTGTGGCTGGCCGCAACCCCGCACCCAGCTCCACAACCCGGTAATGAGTGCCGCATCTTCGTGACCGGCCTCTATCTGCCCTGCTCCAAGGTAGGGCCAACCCAAGCCAAGTTCCGTCAGGCGTGGATCGACGAGGGCCAAGACATCTGACCTTCGACCACACCAACGAGACCCTACCCTCAGCGCTGATCGTTCGGCGCGAGGGCTCCCGACTAATCCTCAAAACCAGAACTGCCACCATCGTCCTGTTCGCGGAAGCGTGGAGGGACGTGGTCGGTGCAATTCAAGAGGTAATGCATGAGCCAAATAAACCTGAACCTGACCCAACTCCTGCTCGCTGAGAAGGAAGAGAAGCGTCAGCTCTACAACCGCTTCAAGGCCCTCGAACGGCACAAAGACGACCTCGCCGGAATGCTGATGATGGCCCAGGCCGACAAGAAGCAACTCAAGGTCCTGGCCGAAGAGAACGCCAACCTCGACAAGATGGTAGCCAAGCTCCTCGACGAGAACATGGCGCTGCGTCTCACCACCTGATGGATCAAACCACTCTGCCCTCCGGGGCGGCATGGGACTGGTCCATCGACGGCAAGCCTGTCACCCGCTCGGGCGGCACCCTTGTCTTCGACATCGAGAGCAACGGCTTCATCGAGACGATGACCACGATCCATTCGTTGGTCGTCAAGGACACCGACAGCGGCCTAGTGCTGTCCTGCACGGACCACTCTGATTTCTCAATCCAGCTTGGCCTTAAGGTCCTGATGGATGCCGATCAGATCGTCGGCCACAACATCCAAGACTTCGACATCCCCGCGATCCAGAAGCTGTACCCGTGGTTCAAGCCGAAGGGCCTGATCCGCGACACCCTGATCATGTCCCGTCTGATGTACGCGGACATGCTCGACGCCGACTTCCGGCAAGAGAAGCGTCTCGGTCTCAACAAGTGGATCAAGAAGCAGAACATGGGCCGGCACAGCCTCGAAAGCTGGGGCCAGCGCATGGGTGTCTGGAAGGGCGACTACGGCGAGATCAAGAAGGCCGAAGCAAAGGCCAAGGGTCTCACCGGGCAGGATGCCACGGACTACGTCTGGGGCTCGTGGTCCCAGGAAATGCAGGACTACTGCGAGCAGGACGTCGAGGTCACCGACCGGCTCTGGAAGAAGCTGATCGGCAAGGGGTTCTCGGAAGAGAGCATCCAGCTCGAACATGACGTGCGCCGCATCGTGGCCCGTCAGGAGGCCTACGGGTTCAAGCTCGATCTCCGCAAGGTCCAAGAGCTTCACGGCACCCTAGCGCAGCGCAAGGCTGATCTGGAGCGGGCACTGCAGTCCGAGTTCAAGCCGTGGTTCCGCAACCTCGGGACCAAGCAGCCGACCGTCGACCGGAGCGTGTCCCAAAAGCATCTCCCGATCATCGGCTACGAGGTCGACCGCAAGGGCGAGTTCAAGATCGACAAGAAGACCGGCGAGAAGAAGCCGATCTGGCCGAAGTGCCACTACTCGACCGACGCGCCCTACACCGAGGTCAAGCTGCTCCCGTTCAATCCGGGGTCGCGGCAGGACGTCGCCAACCGGATGAAGAAGCTGTTCGGCTGGAAGCCCACGGAGTTCACCTCCGATGGTCACGCCAAGGTCGACGACGAGACGCTCAAGGGTCTTCCTTATCCGTCCGCAAAGGTGCTGTGCGAGTACTTCATCGTTCAGAAGCGCATCGGCCAAGTCGCGGAAGGCAAGGAGGCGTGGCTCAAGCACGAGCGCAATGGCCGCGTCCACGGCAGGGTTGCCACGAACGGCGCGGTGACGGGTCGCATGACCCACTCCAAGCCCAACATGGCTCAGGTGCCGGGCATCCACGACAAGAAGACCGGCGAGCTGCTCCCATACGGCTACGAGTGCCGGGAATGCTGGACGGTCGGCAAGGGCAAGAAGCTCGTTGGCTGCGACGCTGACGCGTTGGAGCTGCGAGACCTGGCTGGGTACATGGCTGCCTACGACGGCGGCGCGTACATCAAGACCGTCCTCGAAGGGAAGAAGTCCGAAGGCACGGACATGCACACCCTCAACGCTGCGGCGCTGGGGTGCAGCAGAGACGTGGCCAAGGTCTGGTTCTATGCGTTCATCTACGGATCGGGCGATGAGAACCTCGGCAACATCCTCGGCATCACCTCTTCGAAGCAGAAGGCCATCGCGGCTGGCAAGCTGTCCCGTCAGAAGTTCCTCAAGGCACTTCCGGCGCTCGGCAAGCTGTCCGAAGCGGTCCAACGCAAGGCCAAGACCCAAGGCTGGATCAAGGGCCTCGACGGTCGCATCCTCATGGTTCGCTCGGCCCACGCCTCCCTGAACACGCTCCTGCAGTCCGCTGGCGCCATTCAGATGAAGCGAGCGCTGGTGATCCTCGACAACAACCTTCAAGCGCTCGGGCTGGTCCCCGGCGTCAACTACGAGTTCGTCGTGAATGTCCACGATGAATGGCAGATCGAGGTAGATGAAGACAAAGCAGAGCTGGTGGGGAAGGAGGCGCAAGACGCCATCCGACTTGCTGGCGAATATTACAAGTTCCGCTGTCCCCTCGCCGGCAATTCCGTCGTGGGAACGAACTGGGCCGAGACACACTAAAGCGCCCCTCAACGCTCCGGGTCACGTCTACATCGCGGTCAACGCGGCGTGGCCCGGTCGCTGCAAAGTCGGTCTCGCCAAAGACCTTAAGAACCGTCTTCGGCAGATGAACACCAACGACCCCGACCGGGGTTACAGCTTCCATGAAACGAGGAGTTTTGATGATCGCAAACAGGCTGAGGCAGTTCTTCACGAGCTGCTGGCTGGCTATCGCATCGCCGGCACGGAATGGTTCGACCTACACCCAGACGATGCAGCCGGTATGCTACGGGGGCTCCATCGCCGGTCGGTTGAAAGAGATCGACAGGAAGGCAATGCAGGAGGTCCTGACGAATAAGTACGGCATCAGGGAAATCGACTGATGCGCGTCTGGACAGTCACTGGCAGGACCGAGAGCGGCGACGAGTTCGTCTACCTGTTCCAAGAGCAGCCGACCGACGAAAGCCTAGCTCTGTTCTTCGCTGAGGAGCTGCCCGAGGAGTGGGCGTTTGGGTGCATTGGTGGCTGGCGCATTAGCCACGAATTGGTGCGTTGATGCGGTACGTCATCAAGGACATCGACACCGGCCACTACGTCAAAGGCGAGCGCTCTCAGGGGCGCACCCGCAACGCCGACATCAACAAGGCCAAGCTGTTCCACCGTGAGGCTGACGCCCTAGCTCACATCGACCGCTGGAAATACTGGGCTCGGGCATTCCGCTACATCGTGGTGCCCGTCCATATCACCGAAGCCCACCAATAGGAGAACGATTGAGAACACTGCTGATCGACGGGGACATCCTCGTCGTATCGACTGGAGCTGCCCTTGAGGTCGAGACCGACTGGGGCGACGATGAGTGGACCCTGACTTGCGACGTCAAGGAAGTTAAGGCCACCATCCTCTCCACCATCCAACGCCTCGAAAGGGACCTCGACGCCGACGCTTCGGTGATCACTCTCTCGAAGGGCATGACGTTCCGCCACGACCTCTATGCCGGCTACAAGAAGGGCCGCTCACGCAAGCCTGTCGGCACCAATGAGGTCAAGCGCTGGCTGATCGAAGAACACGGCGCGAAGTACAAGCCGGGGATCGAGGCCGACGATGTCATGGGCATCCTCGCAACCAACCCCCGGATCATCAAGGGCGAGAAGATCATCTGCTCTGCCGACAAGGACATGAAGACGATCCCCGGCCTGCTCTACCAGAACGGTGAGATCGTCGAGATCAGCCGCGAGGAAGCGGAGATCAATTTCCTCACTCAGACCCTCACCGGGGACATCACGGATGGCTACCCCGGCTGCCCCGGCATGGGTCCAGTCTCGGCTGCTGCTGTCCTGAAGGATCGCACCGGCTGGGAGCGGTACACCCACGAGTTCACCTCGGGCAAACGCAAAGGTGAAACCGAGGAGCGCTGGAAGACCGTGCCCGTGGCAACCCTATGGGAAGCCGTGGTCGCTCAATACGAGAAGGCAGGCCTCACTGCCGAAGACGCGCTGCTCCAAGCCCGCCTCGCCCGCATCCTCCACAACGACGACTACGACCACGCAAAGAAGGAACCCATCCTGTGGACCCCACGATGACGGACTGTGCCTGCAAAGGCCCAGGCTACGTCTGCACCCGACATTGCGCCTCCGAAAGCTCGACCCCAGCGGTCAAGTCTGACGGGGGCGCTTCGTCGTATTACCTGATCCCCGAGGGGGCCAAGGAACTCATGGACCTGATCGAGTTCAGGAACATGGGGTTCAGCATCGGCAACATCTTCAAGGCCTGCTATCGGCTCGGCTCTAAGGACGGCACGACGCGCGCCTACGACCTCCGCAAGATCATCTACTTCGCTCAACGCGAGCTGGATCGTCTCGGGTGAATAAGGCCACCACTAGCACTACGGAGGGGTTTCTTGCTCCTCCGCAGTTGTCTCGGGAACTCCTCGCGTACCTTCAACAGGTCTTTCGCAACAGGCTGCCCGACGACCCAACGATTTCCGACCGTGAGCTTGGGGCTTTGATCGGACAACAGCGGGTGATCACACACCTAGCTGCCATCCTCCAAAATCAGGAAGAAGACCTCCTCGCCAATGTGCTTAAGCAAGCCCAAGATTGAGAAGGCCGACCCGGTCGCGCCTCCTCCCCCTGTCATCGATAAGCCGATGGCTCCAGTCCTGAATGAAACCTCTCGGATCACCAATCAGGATGGTGAGACGGCAAGCGCATCACGCCGTGGTCGCAAGGCCCTCACCATTCCTCTCGCTTCTCCGGGAGCAACCGGCATCAACATTCCCCGGTAACCCTTGGCCGACACCGTTGTAACTATCACGGCGAAGGCTCTCTATGATCAGCTCGTTCAGTCCCGTGACCCCTACCTCGTTAGGGCTCGCAGGGCTGCCGAGTTGACGGTCCCGTATCTGGTGCCCAAAGACGGCACCTCAGGGTCGACAACGTTCACAGAGCCAAACCAAGGTCTCGGCGCTCGTGGCGTCAGGCAGCTCGCTTCCAAGTTGAGCATCAGCCTGTTCCCCATCAACGCGCCTTTCTTCAAATACCAGATCGACGACATCGCGCTTCAGGACCTGACCAAGGCCGACGACAAGCGCGGCGAGATCGAGAAAGCCCTCAGTGCCCGCGAACGCGCCGTCATCAGCGAGATGAACGGTTCCATGTTCCGGCCCATCGCCTTTGAAGCCTGCCGCCAGCTCGTGGTCGCCGGCAACTACCTCCTGTTCATCCCCAAGAAGGGCAAGCCTCGCGGCTTCCGCCTGCCTTGCTACGTGGTGAACCGCGATCCCGCAGGCAACATCCTCGACATCGTGATCAAGGAGATGGTCGCTCGTGCCGCCCTGTCGCCTGAAATCAAGGCCAAGATCGGCGCGGTAAAGACTGCCGCTGAAGCTGATCGTGAGGCCCAGGTCGACGTCTACACGAAGATCACCCTCGACGACGCCACGAACCAGTACCTTGTCACCCAAGAAATCGACGATGTCGAGATCGACGGCGAGTACTCTGGCTCGTACCCGGCTGACAAGCTGCCGTGGCTCCCCCTCCGCTTCACCTATGTGGAAGGCGAGGACTACGGGCGCGGCTTCGTTGACGAGTACATTGGCGACCTGAACTCCCTCGAAGTCCTGACCGGAGCCCTCCGTGACGGAACCGTACAGGGTGCCAAGGTTGTCTGGATCGTCTCCCCGAACTCGACCATCAGCGTAGCCAAACTGGCCAAAGCCGAGAACGGCGGGTTCGTCCAAGGCGACATCAACGCCGTGCAGGCGCTGCGTCTCGACAAGGCGAACGACATGGCCGTGGCCGAGAGGTTCGTCGCCCAGCTCACCGAGCGTCTGTCCTTCGCGTTCCTCCTCAACACCGCCATTCAGCGGAGCGGAGAGCGCGTCACGGCGGAAGAGATTCGGTACATGGCTGGTGAACTCGATCAAGGCCTCGGCGGCGTCTATTCGCTGCTGGCCGAAGAGTTCCAGATGCCTGTCGCCAAGCTCTACGAAACTCGCATGGAGTTCGTCCGCAAGGTGCCTCCGCTTCCAAAGGAGATCACCTCCACGTCCATCGTTACGGGCCTCGACGCCCTTGGACGCGGCAACGACCTGAACAACCTCGACAGCTTCATCGCTGGTGCCGCCCAAGTCGGTGGCCCCGAAGCAATCGGCCGATACGTCAACCTCGGTGAGTACTTCAAGCGCCGTGGTGCTGCCCTCGGCATCGACATGGGTGGCCTGATCCGCACGGACGAGGAAATCCAAGCCGCCGACCAGCAGGCCCAACAGCAGGCAATGCTCCAGCAACTCGGCCCTCAGGCAATCGCTCAGATGGGCGGTATGGCCAAGGAGGGCATGAAACAGCAACCCCAAGCCACGACAGGAGAACAGAATGGCTGATGAAGTGATTGAAGGTGCGGTCGGCCCGAGTGAGCCGGCCCCCACAACCAAAGGCGCGAACGGCCCCGCTGGCCCGACGTCCGCCAAGGGCAAGGCCAAAGAGGCCAAACTCCCGGCCAACCATGAGCTGCTCCTGAGCGGCAACGTGTTGGTGACCCACTAATGACGGTTGAGACCATCCAGGTCCAAGCCGCCCAGCCGACCGCTGACGAAGCTGCTGCTGCTCTCGCGGCTGCCGCTGCTGCTGCCCCGACAAACGAGGCTGAAGCTCGCGCCAAGATCGACGCCGAGAAGGCTGCTGCTGAAGCGGCCAAAGCTGCCCCTGAGCGTCCCGAATGGCTCGACCCGAAGTTCGCCACCCCGGCAGACATGGCGAAAGCCTACGCCGAGTTGGAGAAGAAGCTAGGCGCTCCGAAGGAAGAGCCCAAGCCGGAAGCCGAGAAGACCGAAGCCGAGAAGGCCAAGGAAGCGGCTGACAAGGCGGCTGCTGAGAAGAAGACCGAGGGTGAGCCCAAGAAGGCTTCCGAGGTCGTCGCCAGCCTGAACGAGAAGTTCGCCGCGAATGGCAAGCTTGAAGATGCCGACTACGCTGCAGCCGAGGCCATTGGTCACGACCGCGCCACTGTCGACGCCTTCATCGCTGGTCAGCAGGCTCTTGCCGAGATGGCAACGCAACGCATCACGACCGCAGCCGGTGGCAAGGAAAGCATGGACCGCATGTTCGCATGGGCTTCCACTTCCATCCCCGCCGCTGAGATCGACACCTTCAACAAGGCATTCGAAGGTGCAGACGTGAATGCTGCCGTCATCGCGATGGAGCAGCTCAAGACCAAATACGAAGCGGCCAATGGCAGAGACCCGACGCTGATCGGCGGCAAGCCTGCTGGTGCATCCTCGGACGCATTCACGAGCTGGGCAGAAGTCCAGACCGCGATGTCCGACGAGCGCTACGCCAAGGACCACGCTTACCGGACCAAGATCGAGCAGAAGCTCGCCCGGTCCAACAACATCCGCTAACTGGAATAGAACCCCCCACGCCTCTCGAAGAAGCGCACCCTGGGGGGTCTTTCCCACAAGGAAACAATGGCCTACTCGTTAGGCGCGACTTCGCTCGCCCATTTGCAGGGCGTCCATCCTGACCTCGTCAAGGTGGTCAAGCGCGCCATTGAAATCACCACCCAAGACTTCACGGTAGGAGAAGGTCTCCGCTCGAAGGCGCAGCAGGCCAAGAACGTCGCAAAAGGCGTCTCGACCACCATGCGCTCCCGTCACCTTGACGGCCATGCAATCGACCTTCTGCCCATCGTGAACGGCAAGCCGTCTTACGACTGGAAGTTCTACTACCCCCTCGCGGCTGCCATGAAGCAGGCCTCGAAGGACGTTGGCGTTCCCATCGAATGGGGCGGCGACTGGAAGACCTTCAAGGACGGTCCCCACTTCCAACTTCCGTGGGCCTCTTACCCGCGATGAAAAAGTCGAGCAGGCGTACCTCCAAGATGTTCCTGCTCGGCAACACCGGGTTGGCTTGGGGGCTCGCTTTCTACAGCCTCTACACCAACCAAGGGACCGCCGCAGTGGCATCCTCGCTGGCCCTGATTGGCTCCCTCTACGGGGCTTATGTCGGTGTCGGCCACATGGATTACAGGCGCTTCCTCAACTTCTTCAACGGACAGGAGACAGGCCTATCATACCCAGGGTCTATGCCTACCTCGCCGGATTGCTTGCCGTCCTCGCCCTCGTCGGGGTGATCTACGGCAAGGGCCGACTGGACAGCAAACACGCTGCCGACATGGCCGTCCTTCAGGGGAACCTGAGGGTCGTCGAGATGAACCTTAAGAACGAGCAGGAAGCGCGCCTAAGTGACGCGATCCTCGCTACCGAAGCGGCCAAACGACAGGCCGCACTCACCCACAAAGTTGACGAGCTGAACCAGTATGTGGACACGCTTCAAGACGCTGACCGCGAGTGCCTTAGTGGCCCTGACGTTGAGCGCCTGCGCGACCTCTGGAAATAGGATCGTCGCGCCTCACTACCCCGAGCTGCCCGCCGATCTGCGGGTGTGCTTTGAGACGTCCGTCGCCCCGCCGTCGAGCGGTGTGATGACGAAGAAGCGAGTGATCTTCCTGATCGCTGCGCTGAAGAAATCGGAGACCGAGAAGACCGACTGCGGCAAGCGCCTCATCGCCTTCTACGACAACGTCTCCCACTAAAGTTCAGGGACGCCTGCGGCGCTAACCACGGGGGTTCAATCCCCTCGGTCCCTGACCCATTCCCGACGCCTGTTCTGACAGATCACACCCCTCTTTAGGCGGTGATCATAGGAACCAAGGAAGTCTCACCAGAAGACCACTTGGAGACCCGCCAACCGCACCTGAGGGTGTGGAAGCCGGACAATCCCAACGACGCTTCCAGTGCTGCTCCGAGGTCCGCGCAAACCTCAGAACAAACACGGGAATATCACTATGGCCAATCCTGGCATCGTATCCAATCTCGGTCAGGCCAACGGCGCTGGCGACGTTCAGGCGAACTTCGTTAAGGTCGCAACCGGCGAAATCCTGACCGCCTTCGCTCGCACTGTCGAGTTCGCTGACAAGCACATGGTCCGCAACATCGCTTCGGGCAAGTCAGCATCCTTCCCGGTGACGGGTCGCACCTCGGGCGCTCGCTACCACACGCCGGGCGATCAGGTCCTCGGCACGGTCACCAAGTTCAACGAGCGCGTCATCACCATCGACGATCTGCTCCTGACCGACTACTTCACCGCCAACATCTACGAGGCGATGAACCACTTCGAGACCCGCTCGGAGATGACCAAGCAGCTCGGTGAAGAGCTGGCTCAGGCCTACGACCGCAACGTCGCCAAGACGATCATCCTGACGTCGCGCGGCACCAACGTCGTCGACAACCTTCCGGGTGGCGGCAAGATCGTCAACGCGGCTCTCCTCACGGACAGCGACAAGATGGCTGCGGCCTTCTTCGACGCGGCTGCGGCTCTGGACGGCAAGTACATCCCGGCTGACCGCTGGGCTGCCCTGAAGCCGGTCCAGTACTACGCTCTGGCCCAGAACACCAAGGTCATCAACAAGGACTGGGACGGCAAGGGTTCGTACTCGGACGGTAAGGTCTTCAAGATCGCGGACATCCCGGTCTTCAAGTCCCTGAACCTCCCGAACGGCACCAACGTGACGACCGGCCCGGCCAAGTACCAGGGCGACTTCACGACCACGGCTGGCGTGATCTTCAACAAGGGCGCTGCCGGCACCGTGAAGCTGCTCGATGTCGCAATCGAGAGCGAATACATGGTCTCGCGTCAGGGCACCCTGATCGTCGCCAAGTACGCAGTGGGCCACGGCTCGCTCCGTCCCGAGTGCGCTCTGGAACTCGCCACGGCGTAATCCACCACTCTCATCAGAACCGGGGCTCCTTAGGGGGCCTCGGTTTTTTTCTGTTTCTCGCTCCCCGGAGGCCCAATGTCCGCAAACGGACTAGCACCCCTGACTGAGCTTGAGGCCATCAACGAGGTTCTCGCCACCGGTTCGGAAAGCCCGATCTCGACGCTGGAAGACAACATCGTCATTGACGCCTCGCTCGCAATGAACACGCTCCGCGCAACCTCCGTGGAGGTCCAGACGCAGGGCTGGAACTTCAACACCCTCGAAAGCCTGTCCATCACCCCGGATCAATCCGGCGAAGTGAGGCTCCCTCGCAACACCCTTCGGATCGACACCGTAGGGGAAAGCGCGGCAATGAATTGCGTACAGCGCGGCCTGCGCCTCTTCAACAAGACCGACAACACCTACACCTTCACCAGCCCGGTGACGGTCGATCTGGTCGAGGGTCTTGACTTCGAAGACATGCCCTCCTCGGCGCGCATGTACATCACCATCAAGGCGGCTCGGAAGTACCAAGACCGCTACTTCGGTGACCCGAACACCCACTCCTACACCATTCAGGACGAGCTTCAGGCCCGCGCCGCGATGATGCAGGAGGAGCTGGATAGCACTGACCCGAACATGCTGACCGACAGCCAGTTCGTGCGGAACCTCTTGGCTCGCACCTAACGTGTCCAAGATCAGCGGCTCAATCCCGAGCCTCGCAAACGGCGTCAGTCAACAGGCCATGGCGCTCCGTCTGGCCTCTCAGGGCGAGCTTCAGGTCAACGCCTACTCGACCGTTGTGGACGGCCTTAGGAAGCGCCCGCCGACCAAGCGCATCGCAGCCATCAACGGCTCCGTCCCGGCGTCGGTCCACACCCACATGATCGACCGTGACGCCACCGAGCGTTACGAGGTCCTGATGTCCCCCACGGGCATCCGCGTGTTCACCCTCGACGGCATCGAGAAGACCGTCAACACGCCCGATGGGTTCGCCTATCTCAGCTACACCGCTGGCCCGGCCAAGCCGCCCTACAGGACGGTCACGGTGGGCGATTACACGTTCGTGACGAACACCACCAAGACGGTCGCCATGGACCCCGCAGTGGTCGAGCAAGTGTCCCCCAGCGAGGCCCTCGTCTACGTGATGGCCGGCAACTACGGCAAGGACTACAAGATCACGCTCAATGGCACGGTCGTCGCTTGGTATCGCACTCCCGATGGGACGAGTGCTGCTCAGGCCCCTGCAGTCGATACCAACTTCATCGCGCGCAGGCTGACCACTGGCGAGACCGTGGCCTTGTCCACGACCGTCAACGGCGGCGCCAACGGCGATTGGGCTTGGAAGGGCACCGACACGAACCTCGTCGCGGCAGGCTTCACGGCTGGCAATGGCTGGACCGTGACGGCC